TGCTGCTGCTGTTGCACTTGCTGCCGCTTCACCTGCTTTTGTAGAAGCTATGACAGCTTGAGCTGTTACGTCACTTACTGTAGCGTCATTGGTAGCATCACCTGAACCACCCTCACCTCTATATATTGACATCTTAACTCCTACAAAAACAGAAAAAAAGAAAAGGGGATTCCGAAGAACCCCCTAGTTTGTTGCTTATCGCTTAGCCGTTTACAGCTAGTACGAGACCTGCTTCTGGACGTAGTACCTGAGTACCATACAGACAATCAGCAGTGTAGAGAGTTCCCAAGAACTCCTGCTTGTACTGAGTCTGTGAACGTACAGCCTGTTGCTCAGCAAGAACCATAGCATCCTTGTGGAACAACATTGCACCTTTAACGATACCGCCAGCACTGTTCTGAGCAGCAGTCTCAAGTACAGGGCAGTTAGAAGTAGTGTATACGTCAATGCCGTACAAGTTACCAATCTGACCGTTCTTGACACCACGACCATCTACGAAGTCAGAAGACATGTAGCGGTCAACACCCATGATAGCGTTACGGATGGAAGGAGGAACTACGAAAGAACGACCGTCCATAGGAACGTCTGCGTCATCCAGCTTCTGGATAGCAGCACGGAAACCAGCATCGTTAAATACGTCACCAGCAGCTACAGCGTCAGCGGCGTAAGTCTCGATACCGGCACCACCAGAGAAGTTGTAAGTGTTGCTGTGAACCCAGTCAGAACCGGAACCGTTGTCGTCACCAAACTTCTTACCCAACTGGAACAAATCACTATCAATCTGCTTAGCTAGACCATAACCTGCATCACCAGTGTAGAACTGACGGAGAGAAGCAAGTGCTTGAACTTCGGTGATGTCTTCGATAAGACGAGAGAATTCAAAGTGCTTGTCAATTGCAATCAAGACTTCTTCTTCAGTGCTGTTCTGAATGGTTACGGCTGTGTTAGCAGCTTTAGCGGTTGCTGAGCCACGGATAGGCTTAGGTACGTGAATGGTGTCGCCTTTCTTACCTGACATACCCATCTTCTTAACGAGGTTGGCAATGACGAGGTTAGATTTATAGGCAGCGACAACTTCGTCACTCCAGATTTCTGGGATAAACTTTGCTGCGCTAGTGTTGTCTACTGCGCCGCCTTGTGCGGGATATACTGATGTAGCCATGAGATAATACCTTTAAATGATAATAGTTAAGTTAGCGAACTCTCTTCTCGGCGTAAGCTAGGCCAATTTCATCTGACAAAGCTAAGTACCGTTCTGGGTCGTCCTGCATTAGTTTAATAATGTCTGAGCGTCTGTAAATCTTCCTAGACTGTTGTTGTCCGTTGCCCTTTGTACTTCCTGTAGAAGCTGTCTTAATAGCAGCCTTACGTCCATCTTTTTCAGCAGCTAAGGTCTGAGAAACAACACCTTGACGTTCTTTCCAATTAGAAAGGAGTTCATCAGCGGCATCGTAGTCATAACCACGGTCTGCTTGGGCAAAGAGCTGTGTTCTAATCTTAGAGTTTTTAATCCACTCAACAAACTTAGCGTCCTGTAGAATCTGCGGCATATCGGGATGACGTTCTTGCAGTTGTGTCCTCGCGGTATTACGCTTGTTATCTACATTAGCCTGTTCAGCTTGTTTAATAGAAGGATGATTAGCAATTGCTCTTGCGACAGCCTTGTCTGGGTCTGAGAAAAAATCTACATCTTCATCAGGGTCTTCAGTTGGTGCTGGTGGTGCTTTGGTGTCGAGTTGTGTCTGGATATAACTATCAACAACAGAACGTAGCTCCCCTACTTCTCCGCTTTGTCTACCTAGTAGCTTCTCAGCTTCTTGGTGCATCCTTACAATTTCAGCGGTTGACTTTCCTTGGTACTTCTCGGGGATTTCTTCTTCTTGAGTAGGTTCAGGGGTTGACTCTTGCGGAGCTTCCTGTTCTTCTACTTGTTCAAAAGTGGTAATTTCTTCGTCTGGGTTGTCGTCTTCTAGACGCTCGTCTACTAGTGTTGCCATTATTAAACTCCGTGATATATTATCATTGTGGAGGTTTTAGTTAAGTAAAGCTTCCGATTACTCAGAGTTGGCCTTACGCTCTTGCTTCAGTTTTTGTTCGCGCATCTTCATCCACTTCATCGTAGCACCTACGTTATTACCAGAAATGGGGTCAATCTTATTGCGAACGGGGGAAATAAGTTTATAAGCAGGAAGACTACAATCTGTACACTCAACCTGCTTTATTTCGTTATCAACAAAAAACTCATTAACATGTCCGTCAGGACATTGAAAATCAGCCATTATACGCATCAGGGTCTTCCTCTAATGCTTGTTCTTCGGCTGCTCTAATCTGTTCTTCTAGGTTAAGCAAACTAGCTATAATAGACAATTGACCTTTACGGAACTGTAGGTCGTTTAGGTCTGTAGTGTTTTCTACTGAGTTAATACTTAAAGCGTTGGTTTTTAAATCACTTAGTAGTGACTTCCAGCCTTCATTATGGAACAACGAGTACATACTTTCGTAGTACCGTTCTAATTCTTTGTCTATCATACTGTTTATCCTTTTAGGACAGTTTAGTTAAAAAGTAAAGTATCTACTTAAAGAATACTATAGTACATTATAGCATAATTTAAGCTAAAAGTCAAGCAGTTATTTCTTTTTCTTTGGCTTGGCTGCTTTGTTCTTAACGGCTCTCTGTCCTCTGATAGGCATTTTATTGCCTTTCTTTGTGTGGTTGCTCCCACAGGCTGAACACTTCATTTAACACCTCACTTCTTGGATTTAGCCCCTGAACACTTCCAACGCTTACGTGAGAGGTTGTTGGGGGTGTTGGGGTCATTCTGTTTAGCTTTGGGTAAGCCCTTCTTAATACCTAAGCTCCGAGCGCAGTAGCTGTCTCCCTTGGCCGTCCCCGCTTTTACACGGGAACCTCCATCCTTTGCTTTACCAGCCTGACCGTAGCTTACCTTCTTACCAGTAGAGGTTACTTTAACCTTTGCTTTGCCCTTTCTTGGTGTTGCCATTGGCTTTCTCCGCTGTCAAGGCTTTAACCTCTGCTTCTAGTTTGTCAACCTTTTCGTCAACTACTGCAAACGCTCTGTTAATTTGCTCTAGCGCGTCATTAAACTCTCTCTGTGTAATAATCATTGTGGGAATTGCCCTTGTGTGGGTTCCTGCATCATTGTGGGTGGTTGAGCTACTGGTTGCGGCTCAGGTTGTGGCTGTGCTTGTACAGCGCCTTCTTTAACGGCTACTTCTCTTTCTTTAAGGAGCTGTGTAGAGATTTTAAGGCGCTTCTCGAACTCTTTCTCGTCTGCATCTCCAGCCTGTAGGTTAGTCGTTACAGCTTTGATACGAGCAATCTCTGTCTCTTGTGGAACAGCCTGTGCTTCAGCTAGTGCTTTAACTGCACGAGCTTCAGACTCCTTAGCTTGTCCGTTGAGTGCTCCAGTCTGTGACGCTTGGAAGGCCAAGGCAGCTTTTTGTGTAGCTTGCTGTGCTTCCTGAGCTTGTGGGTTAGGCTGGTTAGCTGCATCAAGCTTAGCAATAAGCTCTTCACGGTTAGCTAAGTTCATGTTGTCAACAATAGATTTAATCAACTCAGGGTACATCGGAGTATCTGGTGACATGGTCTGTAGTAACTGTACGAGCTGTGTAACCTCATACTCACGAGCAATAATACCTAAAGAGCTTGACACATCAAACTTATAGTCAGCAACTGGGTACATCTCAGGCTCAAACTGCATGTAGCGGTGAGCAGCTTTGGTGACGAAAGGAATAATGAATGATTCTTGGAAGTTAATCAATGTGCGCTTGTGACGCTTAATGATGGCTCCTAAGCTCATAGAGATGCCCGCAGCGGTCGCATCGCCATTAATAGACCCTGACGTACCAGCTGAGTCTATAGCGCCTGTAGCGGTCTGTACCATGCGTTGTAGCTCACTTGCCTGTGCAAAGGTAATCTGACTAACTTGACCAAAGTTAAAGGGCTGTAGAATCTCAGAAGGATTGCCGTTTGTCAAGATAACTTTACCAGCACGTATCTCTGGTTTAGCACCTCTAGGCATACGAGAGGCATCCATAGCCATCATGGGGTGTACAGTCAGTGCAAGAGCATCGATTCTAGCGCGTAGTTCTGCGTCTAACGCCTTTTGGGAGTTATACCCTTTCTCACATACTCCTCGACCCCAGAACTGGCTAGGAACGACATCCCAAGGGAATGCAATGATAGGTCTATCACCCATCATGTAGGGATTAGCCTCAGCTTTTAACAAAATACCGTCATTACCTACTACAACAATAGCCTCAACGTAGTAACTAGTGTCTTCTTCGTCTCCAGTGAGTGATACAGTCTCCTCTTCAGCGTCAGTTTCTTGCTGAGCCTGTTTTAACAGGTGACGGGGTACTAAACCGTAGTACTTAGTCAAGCGAATCTTGTCTTCTTCGTACAGAGAGGTAATAGAGTGGTCTGGTTCAATGTCAAAATCATTAGATGCTGACTCTAAAGCCACATCACGGTAGACACCCTGCTCCTGTAGCTGCTCAACAACGTGCATAGAGATGTATTCATCAACAGCAACGCCTAAAGCATCCTCAACAGAGGTAGCAACGGGGTCAATAAGGAAGTTCTGAGGCATTACAGGGCGTAGTTTGATACATGTACGGTCAGTAATGTTGACACCAATAGCGGTTAATTCACCGTCCATTAGAGGCTGTGTAGCGGGTTTGAACTCTTTTTCAGTTGTTAGTTCAATCTCAGCGATACCAGTACCGAAGACGGCTGCGTTAATAAGACACTCAGCGACACCCTTACGTACTTTGTTGCGTTTAAAGTCAGACTCTAGGTGTGTACGCAACATAACGATGTCTTTGTTGTCTTTATCCATTACATCGTCTTTAATGTCGAACCACTTACCACGTCCGAAGGTAGCTTCTTCTAGTTCTGCTACAGATGACTCAACAGCCTGTTGTAGGGCAGGAGAGATAATCTTAGAGCGTTCTGACTGACGAGTCTTATCTTCAGCAGCCCACTGTCCACGCCAGAGACGATAGTACTCATCGAAGCGTTGTGAGTAGTTAGCTTCAAAGTGGTCTCGCCAGTCACTACACTTCTCACCAACCCAGTCTTCAAGCGTTTGTTCGATGTGGAATGGTTCGTTTTCTTCTAACATAGTTAGTACCCTGAGTATGTGTCCATGAATTCGTATTCTTCTTCTTCAAAGTCAATAGCGTAAGCCACCTTAGCTAGTTGGTCTATGTAGGCCAGTGCATCTATCAAGTCATCGTGAACAAGCTTATTGGGGAACTGGAATAGCTCATCTAAGAACTGTGTGTTCCACTCACCCTTGTTTAGTGTGATGTTACCGTGCTCAAAGCGTCCCTGTAGTGCCCAGACAACCCTGTCTATCTTTCTTTGGTTACCGTGTGTAAGCTCTTCTACTCTAAAGAACCGCTGGTTCTTCTTCATTATGTCATTCAAGTAAGGATGCACAGCGTTCTTCAACGCACCTTTCTCAATACCTACTGAGATTGGTTTGTAGTCTCTGACTGCTTCAAAGATTCGTCTGGCAGTCTCTTCGACGCCCCAACGGCCATGTATGATATTAGCAACCCACCAACCCTCAGTGCCTGCTTTAACCACAGCAATAGCCGTTTGGTCAAGTCTGTTAGTTTTAGTAGTAGCTTTCTGAACATCTGCAAATCCCGCCAAATCAACTGCTATGTAGTAGTTACCTTCCTCTGGTTCTTCTTCAGAGAACTTAATAAACTCTTCTTTAAATAACTCACCACCCGCTGCCTCAAAGGATGCCATGAACTCCTGTCGGAAGGAGAAGGCTGACATCGACTTCTTAGCTGCGTTAATCTCATCG